CAGTACGCATCTCATCAGCCGCTATTTCCCGCAACTCTTTAATAACTTGCTGGTCAGGGGATGGGCCTTCACCATCAATCATCGTCATAACCCTTTCGGCTACACGAGCTTCAATTTCTTCTTTAGCTTTAGGAGGTATTTCTGGAACAGGTGTGGGAGTAATATCCCAAGGTGGGCCTGAATCTTCTTCAAGCATTATGTCCCGCAACCAAGATTCTGCTGCACGACACTTTGTTTCGGTGACCATCATAAAAATATCTGATCCACCGAACTCCTTAATACTACGCATTTTATCGGGTTCGTATTCACCATTACGCTGGCGAAGAGATGTCAACATACGTCGCTCGATAGGACGTTTCGACCGACGCGCTGCATCGAACGCAGTTTTTAGATGAGCTGTTAGCCCAACTAAAAGGGGTTGGTTTTGGCGTTCCCGTAGTTCCCTATCAGCAGCAAGTTGTTCGTCCTCTTGCTCTTTAAGTTTATCGTTAGAAACAACGCGGAGTATTGATAACCCGCCTCTTTGCCCTTCAGCCATATTGCTCTCTTCACGTTTAGAAATCCTACGAGACCCCGAAAGTCTTACAACAAACTGGGCCTCGTAGAAACCCCGTTCTGACTAACTGGAGATTAGTCCTGCCGAATATATACCACTTGACTAATCTATGTCCACCCTGATGCGTTCTTTCTTCTTATCGGTTTATGTACCCTGACTAACTTCCCGTCAACACCGTGTTCAATATGAAGCATCAAATATTGTAACGCTTCTGCAATATGAGAGTGTTTACTTAACTTGTCAAGCTGCCCGTTATCCTTATATCGATACCCGCCCATCATCGCTGCTTTCAGCGCAGTACATCTTGGGTCAAGTAAAAATGAACTATCGCCGTCAACCTGCCTCATCAAGTATTCGTCAACGGAATTAATTCTTGCAGTTATCGCATTCGTATGCGCAGGTATTACGGACATCCCCTCGGCCTTGATGATATCGATCGCACTACGCTCATCAGTTTGAGCACGTTGAACCCCCGCGGGGTCAGTGATGATATGAACCTTACACTCAGGGAATCTCTCAAATAGGAGCGGTTTAAGCATCGTTCGTATAAAACGCTGCACTCCCATATCAATACTCACCGCTTCGGCAAGTATAAGAACGCGCCCTCTGGGGTCCTGCTGGCCAATGACCGCTGCAGGCGTGAGCCCAAGATCCATCCCAATGACAAGGGTTCGCCCCCTAAAATAATCCAGATGCCTTTTCGCCATGTGGTAATCTGGTCTGAAGTATTTATACACAGGCAACCCTGCACTGGACAAACCGTATTCACCATCGATGAAGACCCGGATATATTCGTCCGACCGACCTTGGGTGTCATAGTACCCGTCTGGCAAATTCTCAATGTTCTCCGCATCGGGGCTTCTTCCTGATGGCTGCTTGAATACATCCCACCCGTTATCGTTTGCACTCACCCCATCTTCAGGGCTCAGTTTTTCCATTTGGTAATACCACCAAGTGTCCATAGTCGGTGGGTTAGTATCACACCACATTCCATGCCACGTTGGACCCACATCTTTTCGAGATGGGTAACGCCCAACCCGTTTCGACATAGCGTCAATAATTTCTGGCGCAATATCTCGGCACTCATTAAACCATGCAAACGTCAACTCGAGGGAGTTAAGGTTAGCCACGTCATCAGCATCGTCAAGTGCCCGAAACATAATCTCGCACTCAATATCACCTAGCGCAAAAAAATACGTCTTAGTTGTTCTCCGGAATACACCACACTGGCCTGGGGGAAACCAATCTAAAAACGTCTTGATCGTAGTGTCCGATAGCTGACGAACTGTTTCCCGAACGACTGCACATCGCGTTCGACGAATCCCATCAGCACCTGGTTCTTGTTCCGAAGCGCGCCTAATAATCTCAAAACAACATGTCACTGATTTCCCGCTACCAACCGGTCCCATCAATACACGGGTGTTGGCATCGGAACGCATGAAGGCTGCACTGGTTGGTGCTGGATCAAAGTTAATGTCCATTATTCAAGTATCTCGATGGGGGAAGTCATCACAACTTTCCAGTACGCACTCTGGCGTTTAGTCTTCTTATGACCTCTGGAAGTGTACTTCGCACCCTTTAAATCTAGGGATACTTTGAAATTGTTGAATTCTGCTCTGTTGTTGAACTGGGCAATGTGGTGGCCGAATTCATCCTTGCTGGTAAATCTATCACTAATCTTGAACGTCGATTGCGTCATGTTCATACGTGTCTCCGGCTATGGCGATTTTATCACCTGCCTGTCCTGTACCTAAGTTTATGTGAATTTGTACTGCACCTGTACCACCACCCATCAATTCTAATGCCTCGGGTTTAACTTCAAGTCCTGCCCACTTCACAGTTGATTTTATAAGATCCGCTTTCACCGCAGGGGATACGCCCCGGTCGTGAATCATATTCCATGAAGTGGTCAGAAGTTCCTCCGCTTGAACCTTTGCCTTCAGCCTAAATCCAAGTCCCTCGTCACGTATCTCCTTTCTGAAATTCGCTACACGAGCTTGGAATACTTTATCTGTTGTATACCGCCGAAGGTCTGCACGTCTCATTTTGTAATGAGCAAGTACCTCATCCAGTGTGTCGCCCGACCCCTCAAGCACTAATGCTAGGTCTAAAGCCATCCGGTCATTCCACTGCAAATTGCCAAAGGGTACGACGTTGCTATTTTTATCCTCGTCACAAAATTGGCATAGGTCTCCTTCCTCGTTGAGCTGAGCTTCTTCAAACTCTCCTCGGCAAGTGTGGCATATAAATAAATCTGGGCGGGGCTGCAATTCAATCATGGGGACTTTATACGATGGAGAGATTAGGCTGTCAAGTATAGTATTGAAACGAAACTATACACGTACCTTTTAGCAGGTCGTGCTTTATGAGGTTTACTATTATATGGGGGGGCTTCGCCATTCCGATTCCATGTGCCCCCCCTCATGTATCTATCTATCAGCATGTTAGCCTTTGTTTTTATTTATGACAGCAAGAAGAATGTCAAAATAATTGTAAACTTGCATAAATGTATAGTTATGCCATGTTGAATTTGTCGGCAAAATCCGACACTTACTAGGGATGACCTAGTTGGTCATTCTTTAACATTTATATTTTGAGGAGACATTTATGTCTAAGAACCAAACGACTGGTAGCCACGCTACTGATACTATCTCTTTTCGCATTAGACAGTTTAAGCCAAAGGGTCAACCTTCGGCGATAGCTTTCAAAATCGTAGAAGAGAAAACACTGGACGCAGCGGACAAGGCTATCTTTAATAGTGATGTCTTATCACCTGAGCAGTTCGTTACTGGACTGGTAAACAGGAACGCTGCAACCGTTATTGACCGTAACATAATCTACGCCCCAAACGTAGATTGGTATGAGAACGCTAAAGCCAAGAAACAACACATCCCTGCTGCAGTAATAAAGCACTGGATGGAAGAGGGCGGAAAGCTAATCTGGAATCGGTCAAAAATCTTTGGTAAAAAGCCGCAAATGCAAACAGCAGATGCACTGCAACAAACCAAGGATAAGACGGAAAATGCAGAGTTAAGTGCGGATGACTTAATCTATTAATCAACCGAGGCGCGAGGGAAAGGAATCCCTCAACCCTCACAACTTATTGGAGTTCGTTATGAGCTATGAAGATTTGTTAGCCATTATCACTAGACGATAATGCACCCATAGGAATCAAGCCCAAGGATGGGCAATACCAATCAACTAACTGGAGGGATCAATATGATCTCATTGAAAGTAAAGCAGTTCCGCGCACTCATTAGACAGACTGAGTATGGAACTTTCGCAGTAGTAATCCGCAAGGGTCATGTACGAGTTCAGGTACGTTACTTCTTTACTGAACACACAGCTAAGCAATGGGCAAGAGATGCAGTCAATGCACCAACACTCAAAGCAGCATAACCAAACCAGGGGAGTTCTCGAAAGAGGCTCCCTTTCTTTTTGCATGTAACAAATGCACCTCCGCGCGACATACTACGTTTAAAGCTTGATGCTTTTCTTTTTGCTATTTTTATATAGCCATACGTCGGGGGCTTATACATCGCGACCGCGTGATGAGGGATTCTTCAAACAGCCTAACATCCGCATTGCTTCAGCTTATAGTTCTTCAATCGCCCGACGATGTAAAGTTAGGATTCATCTGGCATGAGGTGATGTAAAGTTAGGTGTTACATGTACGTATATCAGGGGCTGTAGCCATCTTGAGTCACAAACTCTATGCTTGAGTCACGAATTGAGGTGTAAAACGCCCAATTTCATAGACACCTAACTATACACCACTAACCACCTAAGTGATTGATTTCATTATATAATCCATAATAATATATTAATATTTAAGTTAAATAAGTTAAATAAGTTATAAATATTTATTGTCCCTTTCCCCGCAAATGTTTAAGCACAACTTTTATAAATCGCCATACATTCTTTAACCGCTTAACTATTTAACTCACTATTACTTTTTTGTGACTCAACCAAACTATACATATTTTTCGCCCTTAAAACGCCTAACCTCTTGATAGTATTACCTTTCTTCCTTCAACCACCTTGAGTCAATAAGTTATTGCGTCGCGTAATCACATGTATTTGTCGCATAATCTCAGTAAAGTTTGTTAACACACGTCAGAAACAAGACTACTTGGCGCGTTATAACAAGATATTATACCCTCTTCGTGAGCCAAACCCCTCTAAGTATACATAATGTAATGTTTCATATTGTTCTTCACTGGTTCAATGCGGGATATCAACACCGTACTGATGTAAAGTATTAAGCAAACCATACACTCTTATGCTGCAAAGCTGATTTGCAAATTCCGAAAATTTGGGTCAGGTTGTTTGCAGTGGCGGAAATTCCCGACCATGAAAACCTTTAACCAATATAAAACTACGTATAGTAGTGGAGTTACAAATGCCAAATGATAATCTAAGTGTAGCATTAAAGAATGGTCTATCTCAGAAGTCTAAAGTCGTTGCTGAGGAAACATTAACAGCTGACCCAGTGAATGACCCAGTGCCTAGTACAGATATTGATGCAGTTACTGAAATGATGACAGGTACTGACCCTAAAGAAGGTATGATGTCCCCGGAGAAAGCATTGAAGTTCATTGATAGCCTGGTCTTATCAGTAGTGGTGAGTAACAGAGCATGGAACGGTAATGTGAATGTTAAAGTCACTCCTACTGGTGCTTTGAAAGTTGACCGTAGTGAAACGAAGACGTTTGACTCAAGTAATCCTGACCGCCTTGTTAAGAACCTTTTATATAAAGCGTTCACTGAGGGTCGAGGTATAGACAAGTGGTCATTGTATTTGCCAGAGGTTAACCAAGCCACTGACCGAGCTGCCAAGGTGCTCAGTAATAAACGTTTAATAGCAGCCCTTACTGGCTTGGCTAAAGCGGGACCTATTGAAGTTCTATTGAATGCCAATAAACGTGGCTTTGCACCGAACCTCATAGTAAGCAATAAAGCATTTGGTAGTCGTGGTGCTACTGAAGAGTTAAGTGCTGATGACCTAGTATACTAGGACAATGTAAAGTTAGTTTTCAGTTGCACCTTACAGTCAATCGTAGGGTGCTTCTGTAAACTTACTTCACCCATTAGGAGCTTATAGCTATGAACAATGAACCTGTAATTATCGGTGGTATGGTACTCATACCCACTAAGTCACTCCCCCATGAGTCCGTTCGGAATGAACCTGAATGTTTCGGTGATGAATGCAACGAGTGCTGGGTATTCCCGTGCGATGGAATCATGGGGGGTACTGATGCCCAAGCCTAGACACTTAGAAGCCAAGCCGATGGAGGACTTAATATA